TCACGTGATGGCACTGCACCATGTCACTGGTGAGTATTCCGATGGCCTGAAGCCGATTCCCCTGTCCGGCGTGAAGGGCAAGATCGGTCGTGTGCCGTCTCTGATCCTGACTATCCATCGGGAGTCAGACGAGGCTAGCGTCAATCGTGTGCTGAACGTCTCTCCGGTGAAGAACAGGGAGGGATTTAACGATGCCTCAGGCAACACCTTCGCCAGGTTGGAGCTGGACAGCGAAACCCTGCGTCTGAAGGACGCAGACGAGGTCACGGGTATCAACTTCTAGGAGGAGTAATGACGAAGTTCAATGCTGGGGACCGGGTCACCTGTGACATCAATGATCTGAAGGCAGAGGTGCAATATGGTCCCGTTACGTCTGTGACTGGCCAAGAGGCATACCTTGTGAAGTGGCTTGAGGGAGCTGCTGAGGGGAGTTCTGGTCTCGTATGGTCTTCGGACCTCACACTCCTCCCTAAGTTCGAGGTTGGGCAGAAGGTCCGGTTCAATTTCAGCTCTGCGGGCAAGTCCTACGAGCTGGTTGCCGGTCCCTTCGTGGGCGGTGACGAGTCCTTCTACGTCGTCAGGGATAGCAAGGGCAACCACGAAACCTCGTTTGAGAAGTACATGGTTCCGGTTGTGCAGTGATCTAGATCACCCTTCACAACTCCTCCACTAGGTTGCACTGAGATACACACACCATGCACACTAGAGACATGAACACGAACAAAAACTCGAAGCGTTCGAGCAACGGTTTCGGTCTCCAGCGGGACATCACCTCTGACGGAGCGATTCTCTACCTCCGGATCACGAACCCCCGCCGGCTGAACTCGAAGCTCCTGGGCGAGGTGCTGATGAAGTACCTCCGGGGTGGTTACCGGACTCTGATAATCGATCAGGGACGGCAGGGTCGGGTCAAGATGGCACTGGCTGAGTTCCTTGGACGACTGCAAGCCGCTTACACCGAAAGCCGGCTTATTTTTTTGGAGCGGAAGTTGCACTGAGATATGGCGATCAAGACTAGGAAGTGTACGAGGTGCCTGAAGAACCGGGCACTGCGGTTCTTCACTCCGCGGGGTCGGATCTGTGCGGACTGCCGGAAGAAGTCCCGGAGCAAGTCGAGTCACGAAGCTCGGGTCCAGGAAGTCTACGGCCTGGAATCCGGTGAGTACGACCAGCTCTTCGAGGCCCAGCAGGGCCGATGCGCAATCTGCGGCGGCACACGCCGGCAGCGACTCTCAGTGGACCACGACCACAAGACGGGTCAAGTCCGTGGGCTCCTCTGCCGGATGTGCAACGGCCGGCTACTGACCTCTGCTCGGGACAACCCCCAGACACTCCGCAATGCCGCGGACTACCTAGAGCAGCCACCTGCCGTGAGAGTCCTCGGAATACGAATACACCGAGACAACCGTAAGGACATCGACTGATGGACACCGTGATCTCTAACTTCCGCGAGTACCGCGGAAACGCCCACTTCATGAGTCAGCTTGAGCGTGAGTACCGATTTGAGGTCAGCGTCTACAGGGAGACTGAGGATGGTACGCGGGAACTGGTCCGGGTCGAGAACCCCTACTCCTAAGCCCTCTATCGCTGAGGTTTTCGCGGAGTTCTACCCCGAGGTTCGACTTTCCTACGGCCCCGGATGGAACTCCACTTGGCAGAAAATCTTGTGTCCTCTTCATGTGGAAGACAGACCTAGTGCCTCAGTGAATATCGACCTCAACCGCTGGAAGTGTCACGCCTGTGACATCTCTGAAGACAGTCTCGACGTGATTATGAGAGAGGAGGGGATTGGCTTCCGTGAAGCGCTCGAATGGGCAGATGCCGGGTTCGGTGGACGCTGCGAAGGCATACCAAAGCCAGTACAGGGGGAGCCCAGCAGAGGAGTACCTGACCGCCCGCGGTTTGGGCGAGGGAGCAGACAAGTGGCTTCCAGGGTACGTAGGCGATTCGGTGACGGGTCATGAGAAGTATCGGGATCACCTCGTCATCCCGTATCTCCGTCCTGCCGGCGGGCCTCACAAGGTGGCCACGGTTCGCTTCCGGTGCATACGAGATGAGTGTGTCCGGGACTCTGACGGCTCGTACCTCTTCCTGAAGGGGGAGAAGGAGCAGCACCAGGGCCACGGTAAGTACCAGTCTCTTCCCGCGGATCACCCGAGGCTCTACAACACCGAGGCTCTGATTGCCAACAGTCCCCATGTGGCCATCATCGAAGGTGAGTTCTCGTCCTGGGCAGTGGAACTGGACGGTATCCCCGCGGTAGCGGTCCAGGGTGTGAGTGCCTGGAAGGATCACTTTGACAGGGCCTTCGCCGGCTACGAGCGAGTGTTCATCCTCGGAGACGGAGACGAGGCCGGCCAGAAGTTCAACGAGAAGATGTCTGAGCGACTGGCCAACGCAGTTCCTATCACCCTCCCCGAAGGGGAGGACGCTGACTCCCTCCGTCGCCAGTTCGGTGACGGGATCATTCGACAGATTCTTGGGTTGGAGGACTGATGTTTGAGGTCGGAGACCGCGTTGCAGCGGTAACGGATGATTACCTCAACGGCAAGTTGGGGACTGTGGCTGAGGACTACCCCGGCTATGACAAGGGAGTTGGGGTGGTTCTTGATGAAGATGTAGAGGCTGATCGGACAGCTCTGGTCCTTCTGTTCCTGAACAGCGAACTCCGGAAGGTAGACGCATGAGCAAGTTCAAGGTTGGGGACCGCGTGGTGGTCGTGAAGAACAACCACAAGCATCAGGGAGACCACATAGGTAAGCGAGGGACGATCTCCCTTGTCACGGATGAGCAGGAGTATGAGGTGTCTGTGCTCATGGACTCTCAACCTCATATGGGTCCGGTTACGCTTAACTTCGATTCCTCTGAGCTGGAGCTGGAATCGGTCTATGACGCTCTGAGTGCTCCTCCCGCTGATACGGAGCTTGTGGTTGATGTCAAGATCCCTGAAGACTTCAAGGTTGATCTCAGCAAGCTCCTGCTTTTTGATGAGCCGAAGGTTGCACTGAGAGACAATGACGTGGTGAACCATCCGAGTCACTACACCTCCCACCCTTCGGGGGTGGAGTGCAAGGACATCATTGGTCACTATCCGACCTTCATCGGCAATGCGATCAAGTACCTGTGGAGGGCTGGCCTGAAGGACGGGAATCCTCCGATTCAGGATCTTCGGAAGGCCATCAAGAACATTGAGTTCGAGATTGAGCGGCTTGGGGGGACTGTCTAATGCCTCTCTATCTTGTAAGCAGGACGGATGAAGTGGATTGGAACGAACACAATGACGTCGTAGTCCGTGCCCTGACAAAGGCAAGAGCATTGAAACTGGTTTGCGAAGGAGCTACCCAATCTGATGGAACGGTAGCCCACCTGCACGGATACGAACTAGATGGTTCAAACGCCACTGCAAAGCGGTTGTGGCCACTTGGACGAGAGCAGGTCATCTGTGAGGAGTTCGTCTATGGGTGACGCTGAAGGTGGTACCCTTGCCGGCCACACGTTGGCGGTTGGAGACATGACAGTGGAAGTGCGTCCGATTGCGTCTCAGTTGGCGCGCAGCACAGTAGAAGAGGAGCACTACCTACACCGAAAGCCACCAGTCTCCTTCGCGTTTGGGCTCCTTGAGGGTGACAAGGTTCTTGGGGTTGTGACCTTTGGGACCCCTCCGAGCAGACACCTTCAGATGGGTGTCTGTCCGTCAGATCCGAGCCAAGTCACGGAACTTAACCGGCTCTGGGTGCATGATCAGATGCCGACCAATACAGCATCCTGGTTTGTTTCCAGGGCACTGAAGCAGCTACCTCCCAGGATCGTGGTCTCTTACGCGGATACAGCGTGGGGACATATGGGATACGTATACCGGGCCTTGAACTTCCGCTATGCGGGCTGGACGGACATGGAGCGCAAGACTGCCCGATATGACTACCTCCCAGCAGACCCAAAGACACATACTCGGGATGCCTGGAGGAATGGCTACGAAAAGAAGGTTCGGCGTAAGCCCAAGGTCAAATACTGGATAACTACAGGAACTAAGTCGGAAAGGAAGCGCCTAGCTTCCTTGTGTGGCTGGCCCGATCTGAGTTGGAAGGAACTCCCTCCTCCCACTGAACACAAGCATCACAAGCTCTAACCTCACACATTGTCTTGAGGCCACCTAGTAACCTGGGTGGCCTTTTTTGTTTGCTCGGGAGGCTACATGAAGCTACTGACGATCGACATTGAGACGAGTCCCAATCTGGCGCACGTCTGGGGCCTTTGGCAGCAGAACGTAGGTCTCTCTCAGCTCATGGAGAGCGGAGAGGTCATCTGCTTCGCCGCGAAGTGGAAAGACGCTAGCCCAGAAGAGGTCATCTTCTTCAGCAAGTTCCATGACGGGAAGGAGTTGATGGTTAATGCAGCCCATGAACTCCTCTCCGAGGCTGACGCTGTAATCCACTTCAATGGGGCCCGGTTCGACATCCCTCACCTGAACCGGGAGTTTGTAGAGGCTGGGCTTACTCCTCCCTCTCCGTACTCTCAGATCGACCTTTTGAAGGTCGTGAAGAAGCAGTTCCGATTCCCTTCCAACAAGTTGGATTACATCACCAAGGCCCTGGGCCTGGACCACAAGGTGAGTCACGCCGGCCATCAGCTCTGGGTCAAGTGCATGGCCGGCGACTACCAGTCCTGGGAGGAGATGAAGAAGTACAACATCCAAGACGTTGTAATTACTGAGCAGCTCTATGACCGACTTCTTCCCTGGATTCCTTCTCACCCTTCTCCTGGCCTCTACGAGGACGGAGAGGAAGAGCGTTGCCCGAACTGTGGTGGGACGAACCTGAAGAAGGAGGGCAAGGCATACACGAGTGTGAGTGTCTATCAGCGCTTCTCGTGTGGTGACTGTGGTCGTTGGAGCCGCAGTGGTAAGCGGCTGTCTGGTGTCGAGATCCGAGGAGTGAAGTGATGGCTAAGGGCGTTAAGACTCGGGTCTTTACCCGAAATGAGCTTGAAGAGATTGGTGTCCCGTACGAGTGCGGAGCCTTCGAGGGCTCCGCGGAAGAGCTTCACTGCGATCTGTACGACCGATCCCGCTGGAGCCTTACCTATGAGTTCATTTTCAGGGCTCCTGATGACGGTAGGGCTTACCTCGTCTACTACGACGTTGGAGCCACTGAGATGCAGGACGGTACTGATCTCTGGAACTACGAAGATGCGATCAAGGCTGTTGAGGTCGAACAGGTTGAGGTGGTCACCACTGAGTGGAAGTCTGTGAAGGAGAGCAAGTGACTGAAGAGTTTTTTGACTGGGAACCAGTCATTGAGGTTGCTGGAAAGGTTGCCTGGGAAATTGCTGAGAAGTGGAGCGTCGTTGAAGCTGACGACGTGAAGCAGGAGATTCTTACCTATCTCCTGGAGGACAGGCAGAGTACCGCGGAGTATGCCAAGGATCTGGACTTCCTCCGGAAAGTCTGTTGGACCGTAGGCAAGCGGTACGCCTCCAAGGAGCGGGGTTACTACGACCTGATTGACGATCAGTATTGGTACACCCCTGATGAGGTCCGTATTGCCCTTCGGTCCTTCGTCTACTCGGATGAGGAGATTGGGAAGGTCATCGGCAATCGAGATGACCTCGTTCGAGCCCGGATCTCAGACAACATCGTGTCGGCTCGTGCCGACGCCACCAAGGGCCTCTCAAAGCTCACCAAGGCTCAGGAGGCTGCTGTAAGCCGGGTGTTCATCTACGGCCTGCCCCCTAGGGACGAGAACGAGCGCAGAGCGGCTTACAGGGGCGTTGAAAGCCTCACCCAGATCATGAACCGAAACATCCGTAGCGGAAGGTGATTGCATGACGGAGTTCAAGAACGAGACTTCCCGAGTGGTGTACGAGCGGACCTACAGCCGCACCAAGCCGGACGGTACGCAGGAGACTTGGCCCGAGACTGTCCGTCGTGTGGTGGACGGCAATCTGAAGCTCGTTGCCCCGCGGTACATCGAAGAGGGGGAGCGTGAGGCTCTGATTGACCTCATTGAGAGCTTCAAGGTGCTGCCGGCTGGTCGGCATCTGAAGTCCTCGGGTGTCAATGACTTTGCTCTGAACAACTGCTGGAGTTCTTATTGGCTCCTTGAGAAGCCGGAAGAGCACTTCACCTTCACTCTCCTCCGCCTTGCGGAGGGTGGGGGAGTGGGCTCGAACTACTCGGAGAGGTACCTCCAGGACTATCCGCCGGTACAGGTCCCAGTCAACGTCCACATCGTCTGTGACCCTGAGCATCCTGACTATGAGGACATGGTTGAGGCTGGTCTCATTTCGACCGAGTACAGCCACACGTGGGCCGGCGCGTATGCAGTGGAGGACTCCCGAGAGGGTTGGGCCGCTGCCCTGGGCGACCTGATCCGTACTGCCCATGACCCCAACACCAAGCATGAGGCTCGTGTCTACGACGTGAGCCGTGTCCGGTGCAAGGGGTCTCCTCTGAAGACCTTTGGCGGTACGGCTTCGGGTCCCGAGCCCTTCGCAGAGATGATGGTGAACGTCGGGCACATCCTGTCTTCCATCTACTACAACTCCTTCGAGACTCAGGGCCGCCCCATCAATGGCATTGACGCCATGCGGATTGACCACGAGATTGCTAAGGCCATCGTTGCTGGTGGTGTCCGTCGCTCCGCTCGCATGTCCATCATGCGTTGGGATGACCCACTCATCTTTGACTTCATCAACATTAAGTCTGAGGGAGGTCACTGGACAACCAACATCAGTGTTGAGGTGGATCAGGAGTTCTTCAAGGCTCTGAATCTTGCTCAGGGAACCCTTCTCCCTCCGGAAGCCTTCTTTAAGGTCCATGCGGCTGTCAAGGTTCTCAATGCTATCGCTGAAGGCATGCTCCGAAACGGGGAGCCTGGTGTGTGGAACTCTGCTCTGACCGCGGAAGGGGAGGTGGATGGCACTTACACCACCAACCCTTGTGGTGAGGCCACTCTGACTCCCTGGGAGCCGTGCAACCTGGGCTCTGTGAACCTCTCTGAGTTCGTGGACATTGAAGGGTTCATCGACCATGAGGGCTTGGAGAAGGCACACCGGCTTATCACTCGGTATCTGATCAGGGCCACGTTTGCTGAGGTGGCTGACCCAAAGTCTGCTGAGGCGATTGCTCGGTACCGTCGCATCGGTGTGGGTCACCTCGGTTTTGCTGACTACCTCTACAAGCAGGGGATTCGGTACACCGAGGCACCGTATTCGACTGTGGCCGCCGATCTGGTTGCCTGGGCCGATATTGTGGACCAGGCCGCAGCTGAGTACGCCAACGAGCTGCGGATTCCGACCCCGATCAAGAAGAGGGTGATTGCTCCGACTGGAACAATCAGCAAGTTGGCCGGCGTCAGTGGTGAGGCGACTCACGCTCCGTTCGCCGGCTATTTCATCAGGCGGATCCGGTTCAGTGACCTGGAGCCGACCGAGGTTGCTCAGGTGGAGGAGTATCGGCGCAAGGGCTACCGGGTCGAGCCGGACCGCAATGCAGCCAATACGACTGTTGTCGAGATACCGACCAAGGACTCTCTCCTTGACGAGCTGGAGTACCCGGAGTATTTCCAGCATGCCGGTGACCTGACCATCCGAGACATGCTGAACGTCCAGCGGATGTATCAGAAGTATTGGGCTGACCAGGCCGTGTCTTACACGGTCAACGTGGACCCGGAGCGGTACACCGCGGAAGAGCTTGCTGAGGTTCTGGCTGAGTACCTGCCCGACCTGAAGGGGACAACGTGTTTTCCTGAGATGAGCTTTGAGCAGCCTCCGTATGAGCGGATCTCGTTCGAGGAGTACAAGGTTCGAGCTGCTGAGGTCGGCATTGAGGTAACTGACACCGGTTTCGACCCTCAGTGTGCGTCCGGGGCGTGCCCTGTCTGATGCCTTATGTAGCAGCTCCATTGGAAAAGAGACTCCTTGCCCGTTTGGATAAGTCCGGGGACTGTTGGATAGACACCAAGGCTAAGGGGCGGTATGGGCGTATCAAGCCGGGGGGTAATGCCCGAGTAGGTATAGGTACTCACGTCGCGGCGTATAGACTATGGAAGGGGTCAGTTCCTAAAGGTCTCCAGGTTTGTCATACCTGTGATGTCCCACAGTGTTGTAACCCAGATCATCTATTCCTTGGTACACCAGCTGAGAACACTGCTGATCGAGACGCCAAGGGACGGCACTGGGCACCCAGAGGTAAGGACAGCCCCAACTACAAGCACGGGAAGTACAGCAAGTACGTGTGACCTAGAGCACTGGGCTCTTGGTTGCACTGAGATACGGACACTGACATACTGGAAGTAGGAGGTACCGCATGAGCGCTTATGACCCGACTGACCCTTGGGGCGACGTTTCCCCTTGGGATGTAGCCGGCCAGACCCAACCCGACCAGACTCCGGAGTCGCCCGTGACTAACAACTCTGTTGCTGTTAACCCTGCCCCCAACCCCTTCAAGATTGGCCTGACCCTCAAGGCGGCGTCGGGTTACGACGCCGAGTGGATCACCCCCACCATCTACGGGGCGACTGCCGATGAGGTTTCGGAGCGGACGGTTGAGCTGATCAACGCTCTGAAGAAGCACGGAGTCATTGAACTGACCGCTAAGGCCGCTGAGTTCACCCGGTCTCAGTTCCAGGGTGGTTCTGGTAAGCCGGCCCAGCCGGCAGGGGCTAAGCCCTCCTTCCAGGGTGGCAAGGTCCAGTACAACCAGCAGCCGGCTGCGGCTCCTGCTCCGGTTACCGGGGACTCCTGCCCTCACGGTCGGACCCTGCGAGAGGGCACCAATCAGAAGGGGGCGTGGGCTGCGATGTTCTGTAACGAGCGGAACAAGGCAGCGCAGTGCCCGCCGATGTGGCGGCAGAAGGACGGAACCTTCGCCTAATTTTTTGATATCTCAGTTGCACTGAGATACGGGGGGCCGGTAATCCGGCCGGCCCCCCTTCCCTTCGGCATCGGAGTCAGATGAATGTCAACCAAGGCAAGATCCTGATAGCTGGTCTCGCGGTATTTACCGCGGCTGTTACCACAGCGACCGCGGTGAGGTTCAACGTGGATCCTCCTACCAAGGAGGTTCCTCTTCCCGGACCGACAGTCACGGAGATCGTGAACCGTCCTTTCACTGTCCCGGTCCCTGGGCCGACAGTGACCAAGAAGGTTGTGATCACCAAGACGGTTCGACCGAAGATCCCCAAGGAGGCATCCCGCTCCAACGAGCGGAAGACTCCGCGGAAGTCAGTGAGTCTGGGAAGCCCTCAGGCTGCTGCTAAGACAATCTTCGGCTCTCAATACTCCTGTGCGGCTGCTGTGATCTCTCGGGAGTCCGGATGGAACGTCCGGGCCACTAACCCGAGTTCGGGAGCCTATGGGCTCGGACAGGCTCTCCCCCCGTCGAAAATGGCGCCGTATGGAAGTGACTGGCGCACTTCGGCACGAACTCAACTGACCTGGATGAAGGCTTATCTGGACGGAAGATACGGAGGGGCTTGTGCTGGCTGGGAATTCTGGCAGGGGCACTTGTGGTATTGAGGTAGGGGATGTCTGAATCAGAGACTTGTAAGCTTGATTTTTGTGACAGACCTGTAAAGGTCATTCGATTTGGTTTGTGTTCAGGTCACTACAAGCAGCAACGGGAGGGGAGGGAGTTCAAGCCTCTTAGGAAGAGGGCTCCAGTCAACAAGGGAGTTTGCTCGGTAGAAGGATGCAACAGACCTCACTACACACGGGGGTACTGCTCAGGGCACGATCAGAGGGTGCGCAAGGGGATTCCTGTTGATGGCCCTCTTCAGACCCGGATCAGCCCCTATAAACGGAAGAGGGAAGACGGCAAGTATCTTTGCACCCGATGTGACCGTTACTTGGAAGAGGTCGCCTTCCATAAGGGATCTGGAGCTTCAGGTAAGGCTACATGGTGTAAGAGATGTCAGTCCGTTTGGAAATATGGTCTGACCGCTCCTGAGTATGAGGCTATGTACGAGGGACAGCTAGGAAAGTGCCTCATATGCCAAGAGCAGCAGGAGGTACTTGCCGTGGATCATGACCACTCCTGTTGCCCTACCCCCGCCAAATCCTGTGGGAGTTGTGTCAGGGGGCTTCTATGCAAAAACTGCAACTCAGCCCTTGGTTACTTGAGGGATAGTCCCGAGGCCGCACGAGCCGCTGCGGAGTATTTGGAGAGCTTCAGTGGGAATCGAATTTCGGTCTGACATGACCGTGGACTTGATCAAGCATGCCGCGGAAGACACTGACGTGACCTTCGCTGCCCGCGTCTCGACGCAGGGTGGGGAGTCCCGGTTCAATGAGGCATCCCTTAAGGATGCTGGCCTCATCAACTTCCTAACGCGAGACAGGCATGGCAGTCCTTTCGAGCACACGTCGATGACATTCTACATAGAAGCTCCCATCTTCGTTGCTCGGGAATTCTTCCGCCACAGGGTTGGTTGGTCTTATAACGAGGAGTCAGGTCGGTACAAGGAGCTTCAGCCTGTCTTCTACATCCCTGGTAAGAGCCGGAACCTCGTCCAGGTAGGTAAGCCTGGGGCTTACACCCTAGAGCCGGGTACAGAGTTCCAACACCGGGCCGCGGAAGGTCACATGTGGCACGCGTATGACGAGGCGTACGAGCGCTATGGGGAGATTCTTGCAGCCGGCATTGCCCGTGAGGTTGCCCGCATGGTTCTTCCAGTCGGTATCTACACCTCGTTCTACGCCACCTGCAACGCTCGGTCCCTGATGCACTTCCTTGGTCTTCGGACTACTTCACCTGATAGCAAGTTCCCGAGTTTCCCTCAGCGTGAGATTGAGATGGTGGCTGAGCAGATGGAAGCTCACTTCCAGCGACTTATGCCCATTACCCATGGAGCCTTCATCAAGAACGGGAGAGTAGCACCGTGAACAACCCCTTCATGGACCTCAGTCCCGCTGAGATTGATGTCCTGGACGACATGCTTGAAGAGTGGCGCTATGAAAATCGACACAGGGCGAAGTATGGGACGAAGAGGATCAAGGCGTTTGAGCGTCTGTGCCTCCTGGTCGATGAGGCGTGGTTCACCAAGGTCGGTTTCAAGGACGTAGAAGAGATGGACGACTAATGACCTGTCCCGGTCACTGCTTCATCTCTACTTGGGTCGCCGGTAAGTTCGTTCTGAAGTGCATCAACTGTGAGGAGACACGATGAGTCTGAAGGTCGGAGACAAGATCCGGATTCTTGAGGATCGACACGAAGGCGCCCGAGTCTTCAAGGGGGATGTCCTTGAAGTTACCGAGATCGTGAACAAGAGCACCTTTGCGACGGATGCTCCGAGGTTGGAGCGCATTGAAGGTGACTGGTGGTTCGGTTTCGATGCCGAGGGAATCGGCTGGGAGAAGTACGAGGAGGCCGGCGAGTGATTATCCGGGGAGAGGTCACCAATTGGAAGGACACCATTCCCATCACCTCCTTTTGGGATTACAC